TTTATATTATATCATAGAACTGCTGTTTTGTAAACAGCATTTTTTATAAATAATTTAAAATATAGGAATTTATTCAATGGCCGTTTATGCAAATTTAACAGTTGATCAAGGTTCAGATTTTTCTGTTGAAATAGGTGTCGTTAACGATGCCGGTGCCATTGACATATCTAATTATACTTACAGAGGACAAATAAGAAAAACTTATTCATCCTCAACTGCAGTGGATTTTTATACATCTACGGATAATCCTGCAGCGGGCCAGCTTGATGTTTCTTTAAGCTCTGTGCAAACTGCGGCAATGAAGGCAGGTAGGTATGTTTATGATGTAGAAATAGTTGATTCTATTGGTAATGTAACTCGTGTTGTAGAAGGTCAACTAGAAGTCACACCGAGAGTCACAAGGAGCGCATAACAAATGGCTATTACGGCAAAAGTCGTTGCAGGTAGAACTGTAAGAGCACGAACCGTTGCCGTCGGTTCAGCGGGCAGACTTAATGAGTTATCAGATGTAGATACAACTCTGTTAGATCAGGGTTCTCTCTTAATCTGGGACGAAACAAATCAGAAATGGATTGCCAAGTCTGATGCGGCGGATGGTACCAGTTTGAATGGTGGTACTTATTAATTATATAATAGTGAATTTGCAAATTATAATATCTTAAGATAAATTTTAAAACCTTAATAGGAGAAGACACGAATGTCAACTATTATTAGAATTAAACGATCTACCACGGCCGGTGATCCATCCACGCTTGGCGCGGGCGAATTAGCATACTCAGCAGCGGAATATGGTTCAGTTGCAGGCGGTGGCCGTCTATATGTTGGTATTGGCGCAGAAACTGCGGGTGATGCCGCTTCCCACCTTGTCATTGGTGGTCAATACTTTACAGATAAACTAGACCATGCTGCTGGTACACTAACAGCAAGCTCAGCAATTATCACAGATGCAGATAGCAAAATTGATAATTTGAAGGTCGACAATCTTGACCTGAATGGTAATACTCTTTCCTCAACAGATCTAAATGGTGACATTGTTCTAGATCCAAATGGCACTGGTAATGTTAACGTATCTAACGGTAAAATTACTAACGTAGCAACACCAACAAATAATGCAGATGCAGCAACAAAAGCATATGTTGATTCCGCTATCACATCTGGTACAAGCTTTACTATCACTGATGGTGTAGCGACTGATACAGTTAACATGGGTCAAACACTTACATTTGATGGTGGCACAGGTATAACAGCTACAGTAACAGATAACCAAGCAAGTTTTGCTATTGGTCAAGATGTTGCAACAACTGCAGACGTTACATTTAACACAGTAACTGCTGATCTAACTGGCGATGTAACTGGTAATGTTACAGGTAACGTAACTGGTAATGTTACAGGTACAGTTTCAAGCTTAGCTAACCACGATACAGATGATTTAGCTGAGGGTACAAATCTTTACTATACAGATACTCGTGTACAAACAAAAATTGATGGCTATGTAACTGGTGGTACAGGTGTTACTGTTACTGGTGGTGAAGTCGCTATTGGTCAGGCTGTAGGCACAACTGATAACGTTACATTTAACGACATAACAGTTTCCGGCGCATTGAACTCAGATGACATTACAGCTGCTACAATGACTGCATCTGGTAACGTTGTTGTTCAAGGTAACCTAACAGTTAATGGTACAACTACAACAGTTAATTCAAATGAAGTAAATATCGGCGATGCTGTTATGCTTCTTAACTCTGATGAAGCTGGTACACCATCTCAAAATTCTGGTATTGAAGTTGAACGTGGCACAGAAACAAATGTTTCATTCGTATGGGACGAAGCTGCTGACAAATGGACAGTTGGTACCGGCACATTTGTAGCTGCAACAGTTGAAGCAGACGTAACTGGTGATTTAACTGGTGACGTAACTGGTAATGTTACAGGTAATGTTACAGGTAACTTAACTGGCGATGTAACAGGCGATGTTACTGGCGATCTTACTGGTAATGTTACAGGTAACGTAACTGGTAATGTAACAGGCAACGTAACTGGTGATTTAACTGGTGACGTAACAGGTAACTTAACTGGCAATGTAACAGGCAACGTAACTGGTGATTTAACTGGTGACGTAACAGGTGACGTGACAGGTAATGCTGATACAGCAACTACATGGCAAACTGCTAGAGATCTAAGCTTAACTGGTGATGCAACAGCAACACTTACAGGTATTAATGGTTCTGCTAACGTAAGCGCAGCTCTAACACTTGCAAATTCAGGTGTAACTGCAGCTTCTTACGGTTCTGCTACTGAGATTCCAGTAATCACAGTGGATGCTAAAGGTCGTGTAACTGTAGCTTCAACCGCGTCAATTTCAACAACACTTGGTATTACTGATGGATCAAACAGCAGTGATGTTGATCTAAGCAATGATACATTAACATTCACAGGCGGAACAGGCTTAACTGCAACTGTTGGTACTGATGAAGTAACAGTGGATCTTGATGACACAGCGGTTACTGCAGGTTCTTATGGCGCAGCTGGTTCTGTAGGAACATTCACAGTTGATTCACAAGGTCGTTTAACTGCTGCAGGAACAGCAGCAATTGCAATTACTGCTTCACAAGTCACAGACTTTAATGAAGCTGCTCAAGATGCAATTGGTGCGATTGTAAATACTGGCTCTCAAACAAATATGACAGCTACGTATGACGATGCTGCAAATGCTCTTGATTTCGCGGTTCCAACTGCTTCGACATCAGCTCTTGGTGTTGCATCATTCAGCTCAGATAACTTTACAGTTTCAGCTGGTGCTGTTACAGTAACTGATCTAGACGGTGGTTCTTACTAATTAGTAATAAGGGAGGGGGTTTATACCCCCTCTTGCTAAATTATGATCGTTGGCAAAATTTGTATATACAAATTAGCGATTAATAAAACTTTAAGCTATAGGAATCGATATGAGTTCTAATATTAGACTAAAACGATCCGCCGTTACGAACAAAGTACCAACTACGGCTAACCTTGATTTAGGCGAGTTGGCTATTAACACATACGACGGGAAAATTTTTCTTAAGAAAGATGTCTCGGGTGCCGAGTCTATTGTTACGCTCGAACAGATAACAGAAGACAATTTAGGTATTGATAGTACATCTATTGATAACTCTGCATCAAACAATCTTGCAAATGTTCTATCAGATTTTGATACAGCAATCTCAGCAAGAGCAACAAAGGCATATGTTCAAGGATTAATTAATTCAATTGGAGATAGCGATGTATATTCAGTATTCTTAGATGCCCCAGAGCGAAGAGTACTAGCCGTTGCAAAGCCAGAAAAATCTATTAGATTTTACGTACAAGCTTTAGACACTACAACAAACGATTTGTATGCGTCAGAAATTAATATTCTATATGATGGAACAGATGTTCACTTAGTTGAGCATTCAATTATTGATACTTATTATGATTCATATGGATCTTCATTAATAGATTTATCTGCGTTAGGTCCTAATACATCTATTACAGATGATAGCGGTGATGTTTATACAACTGAAAATGAAATTGGTTTAACAGTTACAAAAAATAGTAATGTTTCCAATACACTTATTGTAAAATATCTTCGTATGCTAGTTGACGATTTTCCAGAAATTGGTGTCACAGATGGTACTACAGAAACTACGATTTCTTCAGTATCCTCAACAGGTACTAATTTCGTAACATATGAAGTAATTGGTTTAGATGTAGATAATGCAGAATTAGAAAGAACAAATGTTATCGTCTTAAACGATGGTACAGACATTCATTATGTAGAAAGAAATCTTATTAACTCAAGCGGAACGGGATTATCATCTTACGATGTGACGAATAGTTCTGGTTATATAAACCTGAAAGCTACACCAGCTTCAGCAGTTTACAGAGTATATAGAGTAGCTAGATTATATAAAGATACAATCTGGGAAGAAACAAATACTGAAACAATTTCACAAACAGCAATTTCTGCTGAAGATAAAGGTGCTTATAGAACTATGTTCTATACAGTTAGAGTTTCTCAAACAGATGATCAAGAGTATCAACAAGCACAATTAGTTGTAACTCATGACGGAAGTGACGTATACGTAACCGAGCATTCAATTATATATACCGGATCTGCTCCTTTGGCAGACTTCACAGCGGCGTTTAACGGCGCCAATATAGAATTGCTAGCAACTCCATCAACTACAAATAATATGAAATTTGAAGTTACTAGAAAAATTATAGAAGCATAGCGCCAGAGGGAGAGTGAACTATGGCAACTTACGAAAAAGACTTTATTGTAAAAAATGGCCTTCAAATTGGAGGCTCAATTGTACCAGACGATGACGAAACATATGACTTGGGTACGCCTACGAAAAAATTTAGAGACCTATATCTAAGTGCTGGTACAATTTATCTTGGGAACCTAGTTCTTAAAGATAATGGTGATGGTACAATGGCAACATATGAATCAGATGGTGTTACTGCGGCGTCTGTTCAAGCTAACGCTGTTGATATTGACTACGATAATAGCACATCTGGATTAACTGCAACCAATGTTAAAGCAGCTCTTGATGAAATCATTTCTAATGACGAAACAGTAGTAAAAAATCTTTTAAATGGTAACTTAGACGGAAACATTATTCCTTCTGCAGATGTTACTTATGACCTTGGTTCTCCAACCAAGCAGTGGAAAGATATTTATGTAGGTCCAGGTTCTTTGTATCTAAATGGTACTAAAGTACTTGAAGATGATGCGGGAACTCTTAAATTCCATGCGGATCCATCTCAATCTCTATCTATTGAAACATCTACAACTGGTTCAACATCAATTGCAGGTGGCGCAGCTGTTAATATTACAACTTCGGCTGCATCCGCAGATATTGCTCTTACACCAACAGGCGATATTGAGTTAAACGCAGATGTAGTAATTGGTGCAGGGCAAGCTCTTACAACATCAAATGGTTCTGCTCTTACAGTAAATGCTAACCTAAACTTAGGTTCAAATACTATTACTGCTGCAGAATTTGTTGGCGACTTAGATGGTAACATTACAGCCTCAAGTGGTACAACAACTCTTAATAACCTTGTTATTGATGGTAACCTAACTGTTAGTGGTACAACAACTGTAGTTAATACAGAAACTATTAACTTAGCAGATAATATTATTACACTAAATAATAATGCCACAGGCGCGCCAAGTGAAAATGCCGGTATTGAAGTAGAACGTGGTGATAGTTCTAATGTTACTTTACGTTGGAACGAAGCTAATGATGAATGGGAAGCTACACTCGATGGCTTAAACTATAAAACCATTCTATTAGATGGCGACACCGCGGGTACTGCAACTACATTAGAAACAGCTCGTAATATTGGTGGTGTTTCCTTTGATGGTTCTGCTGATATTGATCTTCCAGGTGTTAGTACAACTGGTAACCAAAACACATCTGGTAATGCAGCAACAGCAACACTGGCAGCTGCAGCTACTGCTCTTGAAACGGCAAGAACAATTGCTTTAGCGGGTGACGTATCTGGCTCGGCATCATTTGATGGTACAGGTAATGTTTCAATTACAACAACTATTGCTGATGATTCTCATAATCATACAATTGCAAATGTTGATGGTCTACGAACTGCACTAGATGCAGGATTTGTTTCTGCTTCAGCAAGTAATGATACAATCACATTTACAACTGCTGGTGGTACAACATCTTCAGTAAGTATCTCAGACGCTGTTCTTTCAACAGAAGCTGTACAAGATGTTGTTGGCGGAATGGTTGCAAGCAATAGCGAAACTGGTATTACTGTAACATATGATGACACAAATGGTAAACTAGACTTTGCTGTTAGCACACTAAACCAAGATACATCTGGTAATGCAGCTACTGCAACTGCTCTTGAAACGGCAAGAACAATCGCTCTAAGCGGTGATGTTTCTGGCTCAGTATCATTTGATGGTACAGCTAATGCTACAATTACAGCAACTATTGCTGATGATTCGCATAATCATACTGTTGCAAATGTTGATGGTCTACAAACTGCTTTAGACGCTAAAGCTCCTTTAGCTAGCCCAGCTCTAACTGGTACTCCAACTGCTCCAACTGCGACCGCGGGAACAAATACCACACAAGTTGCTACAACAGCATTTGTTGGTACTGCAGTTGCTAATTTAGTTGATTCATCTCCAGGTACGTTAGATACACTGAATGAACTTGCTGCGGCATTAGGTGACGATCCTAACTTTGCAACATCTGTTTCTACATCAATTGGCACTAAGCTCGACGCATCCCATGATATGTCATTAACATTAAATGGTGATGTATCCGGTTCGGCTACATTTACTAATATGGCAAATGCTACATTAACAGTAACTGTCGCTGATGATTCACATAATCATACAGTAGCTAATGTTGATGGATTAGCAACATGTCTATCAGGTAAAGCTCCAACAAATGGTAGTTATGCAAATAACTGGCAAGCAAATTGTCTTTGTGCTGATGTTTGTGTTAAGTCACCAGTTGTTTGTGCTGACTCTTGGCTTACAGTAGGTGGTAGATGTATCTGTAACTCAGCAGGTGAGTATGGTTCTATCTCTGTTGTAGGCGGTGACAATATCTGGCCTGGATATAGTATTGAAAACCATACTGTCTTTATGGCAAATGGTGCTGATATGGGGCTTTATAATGACAGCACAAATGAATGGTATTTAAAAGGTACATGTAATGGTGATGTGTGTCTATTTCATAATGGCTCTAGTAGAATCCAAACTACATCATATGGTGGCTATACAGCAGGATGCCATTGTGCACCTAACTGTATGAAAGCATGCATAATGTGTGGTGTTTCAGCTGTTAGAACAGCTACAGTTTGTGCAACTGATATTAACTCTACATCAGATATGAGATGTAAAACTAATATTCAAACTATCGATAGTGCTGCATCTAAAGTTGGCCAATTGCGTGGTGTTAACTTTGACTGGAAAGATTCTGGCAAAAAAATCTATGGGTGTAATTGCTCAAGAAGTTGAAGAAGTTTTACCAGAAGTTGTTGTTACAGACGATGAAGGTATGAAAAAAGTTAACTATCAAGCAATGGTTGGTGTACTAATTGAAGCTGTAAAAGACTTACAGGCAAGATTAGATGAGCACGAATCAAAATGTTCATGTGAAAAGTAGTATAAATAATATAAAATATTACAACTATTAGGATGTTAAAATATGGCGAATCCAAGTACAAGGCAAGAATTAATAGATTATGCACTAAGGCGCTTGGGTTCGCCTGTCATCGAAATTAATGTAGATGATGACCAAATAGAAGATCGTGTGGATGATACTCTTCAATTCTATCAAGAGTATCATTCAGACGCTACTATGAGAGTCTATTTGAAACATCAAATAACAGCAGATGATGTTTCAAATGGATATATCACACTAAACGATACTATATTAAATGTTAAGAGAGTATTTCCAATTGGAGATTCTCAATCATCAATTAATATGTTTTCAGTTAAATACCAATTACACTTAAATGATATTTATGATTTGTCATATATTGGCGATTTAATGTACTATGAAATGGTACAGCAATATGTTTCTCTTTTAGATATGAAATTAAATGGAAGTGGAGAGCATGTTAGATGGAATCGTCATATGAATCAACTTCATTTAGATGTAAATTGGGAATCAGACATTAGTGAAGGAAATTATATTATTGTTGAAGCAATGCGAATTGTAGATCCTTCAACGTACTCTGATGTCTATAATGATATGTTTCTCAAGCAATACTTAACGGCTCTTATTAAACAGCAATGGGGTGCTAACCTTATTAAGTTTGAAGGTATGCAACTTCCTGGTGGTGTTACACTAAATGGTAGACAATTATTTGATGATGCTACTGAAGAGATTAGGCAAATTAGAGAACAAATGCAATTAAATTATGAAATGCCTGTTGATTTTTATGTAGGATAATGAGATGGCAACAAATGTATATTTCAGCCAAAAAGTACGATCAGAACAAAATCTTTATGAAGACATAGTAATTGAATCATTAAAGATGTATGGGCAAGATGTTTATTACTTGCCTCGTACTATTGTTTCGAAAGATACAATATTAAATGAAGACATTGAATCTAATTTTGATGATGCGTATATTATTGAAATGTATATTGCAAATATTGACGGCTTTGAAGGTGATGGAAATTTATTATCTAAGTTTGGTGTAGAAATTAGAGATCAAGCCAATTTTATTGTTTCTAGAAGAAGATGGGAACAATATATTGGTTCTTCATACTCTGAAGATTTAGAATACGTAAGACCTATGGAAGGAGATTTAATTTATCTTCCATTGAGTGGTTCTTTATTCGAAGTTAGATTTGTTGAACACGAATCTCCATTTTATCAAATTTCAAATCTTCCAACGTATACACTTCAGTGCGAATTGTTTGAATATTCTGGTGAAACTATTAGTACTGGAAATTCTGAGCTGGATAATATTAATACCTATATTTCTCAGCAAACTACTATTATTTTAAATAATGGTAATGGAATAAATTTTAATGAATATGAATATGTACGTCAAGAAATTGCTGGTGAACCAGGAGAATTTATTACTGGCAGAGTAACCGATTATACTGCTGTAGATTCTACAACATCTAGACTAATTATTACTGATTGGGCTACGACAAATGGAAAAGTTGTTGAATTCCAAGTTGATGGTAGTAAAATTGTTGGTCTTGAATCTGGTGCAGAATGGGATATTGTCAATGTTTATGGTATCGAAGATCATCCATCTCAAAACCAATTTGTTAATGACGACCAAGCCAGAAATCAGGAATTTGAAGTTGCAGCAGATGGTATTATAGACTTTAGTGAATCTAATCCATTTGGTGAGATTGGAGATTAATTATGCTAAATGAACACTTTTACCACGCGTCAATTAGAAGAACTATTGCAGCCTTTGGTACAATATTTAATAATATTAATGTTGTTCGTAAAGATGCCAATGACGAAGTTAAAAGCATTTTAAGAGTTCCATTAGCTTATGGGCCAAAGCAAAAGTTTTTAGCTCGTATCGAAGCTGAAAACGATCTAAGCTACGATCCAAGAGTAGCAATTAAGTTGCCGCGCATGTCTTTTGAAATTACTGGCTTAACTTATGATTCTGCTACAAAATTACCCAAAATGAATAAAGTAGTTCAGAATAATCCAGTTGCTAATTATACTCAAAGAAGCACTTTATATACTTACGCTCCATATACTATGAGTATACAGCTAGCTATTATGGTAAAAAACCAAGACGACGGACTTCAAATTGTAGAACAAATTATTCCGTATTTTCAACCAGATTATACTATTACTGTTAATGAAGTTCCATCAATGGGAATTAAAGGCGATATTCCTATTGTTTTAAGCTCAGTGAATTTGACAGAAGATTATGAAGGCGATTTTCTAAGTCGTAGAGCTATCATATATACTTTAGATTTTGATTTAAGAGTTCGTTTCTATGGGCCTATTAAACAACAAAAAGTAATTCAACTAGCAGAAGTTGATATGCTTGAAGGTGCACCAGATGATTTTGGATTCTTAGAAGAGTACGTAGCAGATGGTACTTCTGCTGATGGCAACATAGATAATGTGGTCGAAGGAAAAGATGAAGTTGACGACGGAGAAATTACTCCATGAATAATAATAAAGATG